GCACACGCTCTGGCGCTTTCTTCAGTGCTGTGTAGTAAGCAAGCCCTGCCACCATGCACGGTAAAAAGCGAAACGGCGCGTCTGTGGTGTTGACCAGAGCATCCGCGTCTTCAATACGCCGCACATAATAATACACAAGACTGTCACTAGAACTGTCTGGCGTAGGCCACAAAACCACCTCGGGTGAGATCTGCCTGTTGTAGAAAAACTGACTTGGTCTTCCTGTCTGATCTTTGTTTGGTAGATGCAAATACTCGCTTCTGGACATACGAGCTAACTGAAAGTCTGTGCCGCTCCTACGAAGGACAACCTCGAGCAGGTCTGTGTGCGTTGCGTCGAAGGTATAGGTAGCTGTGCCAGAGGTTAAAGACTGTGTCTTTTGTTTGACTGTCCACAGATTCAGGCCTCTATTTGCCCAGTCTGCAAACATCAGATTCAAGGAACGTCGAGCCGTGCGCGCATCGTAACCAGTGCGAACCTCAAGGCCGCACCGTTCGTATGCCTCTTCAATGATCTCAGCTACGTCGAGATCAAAGTCCCTTGAACCTGATGTAGTCATTTTTCGTCCTCCGCGTACAGATTGTCAAAGATCTGATTCACATCCAGAGTATAGTCCAAATCAGACTTGGAGTAATGGATATGTTGAGACGGCCTGAAATCAGGCGCACCTTGTCCTGTCTCAAACCATGCCGGATGTGTCACTCTCACTCTGTTATTCGGCAGCGCTATTATGTTTCCAGTCCATTTGCCCGCATCCAGCAACTCAAGAACATGACTCTGTTTGTGCTGCGCCGGATCATCCGCCACCTCACTCTCAGTGTAGTCCACCGTAAAATAATACTTCGCCGGATACATCTCACCGTCTACTTTTGCCAACCAGGGACAAGGCTGTGCCCTGTCCAATACATACACCGCATGTGTGTGTGACATGCAATCCCAAGGCTGTGCGTAATGAACAGGCATGGGTTCCGGCCACTCATCTAACGGTGTGTCTCCTACTAATGCTGTTATGGGCATCCTTGCCCACATTGCGCCCCCGTGGACGTTGTCTTCTCCGGTGTCGTCCACCTCACAACCGGTGAAGATAGTTTGAAAACTCAAGCAGCGATTTGGCATCGCTGTGACGGCTATTGCCATCGCGTGAAGGAAGTCCCCGTGGTGGTCGTCATGATTGCAGGTATACTCCCTTCGCACCCAACACTTGAAGTGCGGGATGTTACTTTGAAGAAATGCCACGTGTTACGTATCCTTATTTCCGTCTGCTTGCACCGCCACGAGCGTAGCCTTTTTTCTTCATGGCTCCACCCATCTTCCTCTTGGCAACGCCGCCACGCTTCATGCCTTTTTTCTTCATGGTTCCGCCCATGTTCTTCTTAACAGAACCACCTGTTTTTCTTTTCGTGACACCGCCACGCTTCATGCCTTTTTTCTTTTTATTCATCGCCATTTTGCTTCTCCTTACGCTTTTCTGGTGGGCATCTGCCCAGCACCGGCCATTGCTTTACGAGGTGAACACATCATAACACCACCGTTTTTCTTTCTAACTGTCCCGCCATTTTTTTTAAACCCCATGTTGTTTCTGACGGAGGTTGGCAACTTAGGTAAACCTTTGTTGTCTGGGGGTATGTCTTTTAGAGCCATTACTTCTTTTTCCTTCTCACTGCTTTCACACGACGCGGCTTACCCGCTGGCTGACCCAGTCGTTTCTTCTGACTGATCCTGCTGCGCTTTTCTTTGGCAGACATCTCTGATGCTGTCTTTGGTGTCTTTGATGAAACGCGCTTTGTCGGACGGCAATACGGTGTGCCGCGCTTTTCACCTTTGCGCCGACCACAAGGTTTGCCTGTACGTTGATCTGTCCAATCTTCTTTGAACCAACGCTTCAATGCCAACCCAGCTTTTGTTTTTCTGACTGCCATCTATTCCCTCGACTCTCGTATCCCTTTAAGAGTTTCTTGGATTGTCATATCTTTTTCTGCTTTAGGATCATACTTGCATTGATACTCGTTAGGTACAAATTCCAAATACTCAAAAAACTGTGACTCGATGGTATTGTTTGCACCCTTAAATATGCAAACGATCTCTGTCTTCGTTAGCTTTTCACATTTTACTTTTCTACACGTTGTCATCTCGTCTGCAAAGGCAGCGTGAGCTTTAAGAACCATAACAAAAGCAAACAAAACTGCGAGGCCAATTCCAAAGACTAAAATCCACGCCACAATTTCCACAAACTTTCGCCGGCGCTCACGCTGACGATACAACGTCTCTTTACGTCTTTTCCTTATTTGACCTTCCATACGCACAAGCTCATCCCATTTGGACTTACCCATCGTAAGGCTGATCCACTGTTGTAGCTCATACCGCTGTTGTGCCGCTTTCTTTTTGTTTGCAAAAGTGGTGATGGCCTCTTGCTCAACACTCTGACCACTAAACAGCTTCTTAAATATAGGGGGGTTTTTTGCTTCTTTCTCCATCTGATCAAGGTCAGATAGAGCGCCCATCCATCTGGACAAGTCGCTTGCCATAGATTCAATATCTCGGCCTATGGCAAAGCCCTTCTTTAGCGCGCCAAAGGCTGCTGAAGCAGTCGCCATTGCAGATACTGGATCCATCAGTATACCTTCGTGTCTTTATCTACCATTTTTGGCAAACAGTAAGATGTGATCTTCTGTCCTTGTTTGTGCAGTCTTTGTGCAAAGTACACGCACTCATCGACAGAGCGAAAATACATATCATTACTAACCAACTTACGTTCTTCACCCACACCAACGAATACGAACAACAAAAATACATGGATCAAGACTGTGTGACTGCACCCTTGGTTCGTTTGCGCCGGCCATTCATGACAGCGCCGCAACCACGAGCCACCGCAGTCCCCTTTATTGCCTTTCCTCGAAAAGGTCTTTTTGATCTTTGTTCTGTGATCTCGATTCCACCGTCAGCTCGTTTGCTTTTCTTTTTCTTTTTTCCACCTGTGCCGTAGTTGGCAGCGCCAACTTTCCTGCATTTTGCGATGGCACCGCTTGCATACGCCGACGGGAAGACTCGATATCTCGCTTTAACTTTGTGATAGCATGCATCTTTAGGCATTCCTTCGTTTCCTTTTGCTAGCGCAATGCGCTCTCTCGCTGAAGCCACGAGGACGCTTGCAATTTACTCCTGCCTTACGCTTCTTACTCCACTTTTTCTTTTGCGGAGGTTTCGAAATCTGCTGTCGCATGGATCCGCGCGAGATCGCCATTGCCACTCCTCTTAATAAAGTCTTCCCATAGCGGCGTTAACATGGCGTTGTTAGAATCAACTTTTGCTGCAATCACCGCCGTGCGCTTGTCCACCTCTATGAGGGTTGTAAGGATCCAAACCACAAGAGAAAGAGCCACGCCGCCAACACCAACAACAAGGGCTTTAGCCAAGGTTTTTTCATCTAGCATTTCCACCTCCGCCTTGCCTGTCGAAGTCTGCTATTAGGATTCTTTGCAGCTTTTGGGAACTTCTTCATTTGACCAGCACTTCTAGCGCAAAAAGACTTACGCCGCTTTGCGTCTTTACTGCCCTTTTTTACTTTGCCTGTGACCGCAGTTTTTAACTTTGAGCCTGGATTTGCTCTACGATATGCGGCCACGCCAGCCTTAGTCATCCCCGCCCCAGCTTTTGTGGGGCGGAAATTTTTCTTGTTTCTGGGCGGCATTTTGCTGGGTTTACGTGCCATGACGCTACCCAAAAAATGCGGTTATCGAATCAATGTTCGTTAGTGTTACATGACAACCGTCCTCAAAAATTATTCCATGATCTGGAATAGTTATCTGAGTGTCGTCTCCTGCCACAAAAGTCATGGTCAGCAGAGTCGTACCAGACCCACCACCACTTCTAAAAACAGCAGCAGGACTGCCACTGCCTGCACTTCTAACGACAAACGCCTTGAGCCGATTCCTACCGCCAATCAACGAACCTGTCGAGGTCGCCGTTTTAGCAATGATAGAGCTAGCCATTTAAACCTCCCTTAGAATACGGAGTATTCTAGCTCAACAGTAAATCTTCCAGCAGTCACATCAGCGTTAACAGTGGTGGTCGCAGCAGCATAAAGATGTGTGCTTGCGATAGCCGCAGTCACGTTAGGAACGAATATGTGATAGTTCCCGGCTGAATCGTTGAAGTTGATGTCGATTTCGGTAATCGACTGAGTCGCGCTCAACTGCTCGTTGAAAGACGTAACGCCAGCACCAACAATCTCCGTGCCCGAAGATACTGCCGCATTCGTAGCCGTACCGCTAGTTGCACTTAGCTGAAGGTTTCCAACTAACGTCTGACCTGCTGCCGTTGTAATTCCGATCAAGGCTCTGTGGATGAAGAACTTTGTGGGAGTTACAAGGCCGTCAGGAGCATCAGTATTTAATGTGCCCAGTTCTACAAGCACATCACCATCTGCATACGCGGTGCTGGCGGCGTCAGTGGCGGCAAGAGACCCAGCAAAAGACTGAATCTTCCTTGTTCCCATAGAAACAAGCTGCCCGGTAGAGTTAACAGAAAAACCAGTTTCTGTAATTGCACCAGTGGTGCTGCTTTCATTGATTACGTTGAATCCACCCTTTGAACGGACTGGACCCGAAAAAGTTGTATT